GCCATGAGGCAGAAACCACTGCCGGTTTGTAACGAGATACGCTCGTGCCGGTTTAAGAGGATAGGCGAGTACAACGTGCACTGCCGCATCCTTGAAACAACCTACAAGCGTCCGGGGGAGTGTCCGTTCATCAAACCGCCGGTCGATGAGGAGAAGGAAGATGACAGCTAAGGAGTATTTATCCAGAGTTATCATACTGAAGAAGAAGGCCGAAAGTCTGGCCCGAAAGGAAGAAGATCTGCGTACAAAAGCTGAAGGGCTCAAGGCAAACGCCTATGACAAAGACAAGGTGCAGGTGTCTGCTGCCGACCGTATGCCGGATGTGATTGCCGATATGGTCGAGGTTCAAGCGGAAATGGGCGAAACCATCGCTGATTGCTACCGTTATATTCGAACCTGCGAGGACAAGATTAGTGCGCTGAAGTCGGCAAAGCAGATTGAAATACTCCGCTGGCGGTACATCGAAGATCATGACGGCAGGCAATACTTCTTCAGAGAGATAGCAGAACTGATGGATATGCAGGACACTTCATCGGCAATCAAGCTGCACAAGCGTGCGCTCAAAGCGTTTGCCAAGCGATGGGGAATGGCTCTTTAATGTCACATCTGTTTCATGTTATCATCCATACTGAAAGAACTGGATCATTGTTTCTGCTGCATCTTTTTCTCCTTACTGCTGGGCGGTCATTGCGATCGCCCTTTTGTATTGCCATGAAGACAGCAATATCGATAACACGACAACATGACAAACCGCCGATGAAGCGGTTCTATGTGTGCGATCGTACCCGGTGCGAGAATTGTACGTTCGAGTGCCGATACACTACCGATCTGAAACACGCCCTATATCCCGAGTACGATTCCTGGGAGTACAGAAGCAACAAGGACGGCCAGGCGATGTGGCAGAATGTGAGGAGGACAGATGGCCAACAAGACTAACCGATCAGACCGACAGGCTGGTAACCGCGCGGCGTTTGAAGCTGCTCGCAAGAAGATCTTGGCCACGCAAACAGTTTGCGGTATTTGCGGGAAGCCAGTTGACTTTTCGTATCGATATCCGCACCCACTCTCGCCTACTGTCGATCACATTATTCCGGTATCAAAAGGAGGGCATCCTTCAGATCTGGACAATCTTCAACTGGCCCACCGGTGCTGCAACCGGGAAAAATCTGATAAGTTAATCGACAAAACATATAAAGTTTCTGATGAGGATAAACTGGTATCAAATCAGTTACTTGAACAGCATTTTGATTGGAAGTCTTACAAGGCCGGATAGGGCCAGCTGATGGCAAATGGGGGCGTATCTCCCCAACGCCCCGCCGCCGGCTATCACCCGCCGTTACTGCACAAAAAAACACACGGTAAAGCGCTTTTGCCGATAGAGGATAAGAAAAATGGCTGATTACAAAGGCATGAAATACCTTAAAAACAAGCTCGCGGTTAAGAAAGTACGCGTGAATATGCGCTATAAATACTACGAGATGAAAAACGTTGTCCGCGATTTCGGGATCAGTACACCGCCGGAATTACGGTATTTTGAGAGCGTGCTGGGATGGTGCGGGAAAGCTGTGGATAGTTTGGCCGACCGGCTCTGCTTCCGCGAGTTCGGGAACGATGTGTTTAACATGAACAATATCTTCCGGGCGAACAATATGGACATACTGGTCAACAGCGCGATCCTGGGGAGTCTGATCAGTTCCTGCGATTTCGTATATATCGCAGCGGATGAGACAGGGTTCCCGTTGATGCGCGTAATTGACGGCGCTCATGCGACCGGAATCATCGATCCTGTGACAAATATGCTTAAAGAAGGCTATGCCGTTATTGAGTTTGATGAAAACGACCAGCCGATTATTGAAGGATATTTCACGCCAGGCTATACCGCGATATATGATCGCGGACGTTTGATGGATGTGTTTGAAAGCAAGGCCCCGTTCCCGCTGTTGGTGCCGTGGATCTACAAACCGGATGCAAAAAGGCCGTTTGGGCATTCGCGGATCAGCCGGTCGTGTATGTCGCTCATGCAGTCTGCGGCTCGGACAGTAAAACGCTCGGAGATATCGGCAGAGTTTTACAGCTTCCCGCAGCGGTATGTGCTGGGCATGGAAGAAGGGGCAGAGGAAGACGACACCTGGAACAACTGGAAGGCAGCCATGTCGGCAATGCTCCGGATCGACAAGGACGAAGACGGTGATCATCCGGTCGTTGGTCAGTTCCAGCAGCAGAGCATGGCACCGCATATTGAACAGCTCCGGATGTTTGCCGGTGCGTTTGCTGGAGAGACAGGCCTGACGCTTGATGACCTTGGTTTCCCAAGTCAGAACCCGTCAAGTGCGGAGGCAATCAAGGCAAGTCATGAAACGCTGCGCCTGATGGCAAGGAATGCGCAGAAGTGCTTTGGCGTAGGACTGCTGAATACTGGGTATTTGGCCGCGTGCGTCCGTGATAATTATCCGTACCTGCGGAAACAGGTCGGCGATACGGTTCTGAAATGGGAGCCTATTTTCGAAGCGGATGCATCGTCGCTGTCTGTCATTGGCGATGGGGCAATTAAAATCAACCAGGCTATTCCGGGATACTTTGACGCAGAAAAAATGAGAGGATTGACAGGAATCTGAAATGGCTGCGAATGAACTGGCGTTGAAAATTGAATCAGAATTTGAAACGGCGATGAAATACGACAAGAAAATCGCGGCAGTGTATGCGAAAGTATCAGCCGGAACCGCAACGTATGAGGAAGCCGGTCAATTTGCATCGATGTCAGGGCAGCACATTGGCAATATCCTGGCGGACAGCATTGAGGCGACATATCCGAATGGAATTGCGCTGGAGGAAGCGATGGAGCTCATTCCGCCGCCGCTTCAACGGAATCACGAGTATGTCACGAACGTGACGCGTCGGATCCAGCAGACGTTGAATGAAAAGGCGGGCACCGGACTCAATCCTGTTGTTCCTGCCGTGGATGCAGAAAAGAGCGCGGAACTTGCCAGAGAGGTGGCGAACGGCATCGGGCGGGAACAGTTACTGAAGGAATGTGAGAACATATCCCGCAAGATAGTCGACAGCTCAGCGCAGCAGAATGCGGAAGCCCATTCAAACGCCGGCCTTCGCGTACTGGTTACGCGTGAGTATGACGATGTTGGTGTACATGACGGCAAAGATCGGTGCGAGTGGTGCCTGAGCCGGTGCGGCGTTGATATGGAATACCAGGAAGCGTATAACAAAGGCGCTTTTGAACGACATCCGGGATGCGGATGCATCATTACATATACAAGCAGGAAGGGAATCGTTACGAGACAGTCAGCTGCCGGTGGTTACTGGGAGGAAGTCTCGCGGTAGAAAGGAGTCGATGCGATTGAGGGTACTCATGCAACTAGAGACGGGCACATAGGAGGTTGCAAATGGATACTAGACGGGGAAGACAATCCCCTACGGTATCCGTAATACTGCCTTATACAGATACAAAGGGTCCGGAAGCCATTGAGCTATATAACGCGAGTGAGAAGACTGCGCTGGAATGGCAGGAAGGCCTCACATATGACATGATGGCGGTTGATGACGAAGGCCTGTGGATCCACCAAAAGTTTGGCTATAGTGTCTCCAGACGAAACGGCAAGTCAGAAATGGCGCTCGCCCGCTGCATATGGGGGCTGAAGAACGGAGAGCGGATCTTATACACAGCGCATCGCGCAAGTACCGCTCATTCCATCTGGGATCGCTTAGGCCGGTTATGTCCCAAGGTTGGCATCGTGGTAGAATCGTCGTTTCGGGCGTTTGGCAAAGAGCATTTATACTGCGAAGGCAACGGTATTATTGAGTTCCGGACCAGAACGTCGACCGGAGGCCTTGGCGAGGGCTATGACGTACTCATCATCGATGAGGCGCAGGAATATACTCCGGAGCAGGATACGGCGCTGAAATATGTCGTTACGGACTCAGCAAACCCGCAGACAATCATGTTTGGAACACCTCCGACAGCGATCAGCGCAGGTACGGTATTCCCTAAATATCGAAAAACTGTTCTGATGGGCGGCGCGTATGCATCCGGATGGGCAGAGTGGTCCGTGGAGTCTATGACGGATCCGCACGATGTCGAGGCCTGGTATGAGACAAACCCATCGCTGGGAACGGTGCTGAAAGAGCGCACGATCCGGTCAGAGATTGGTGAGGATGAGGTTGATTTCAACATCCAGCGCCTGGGCTTGTGGATAAAGTACAATCAGCGGTCCGCTATCAGTAAAAACGAGTGGTTTGCGCTTCAGGTTGAGCAGCTGCCGAAACTCAAAGGCCAGTTATTCGCCGGTATTAAGTTCGGCCATGATGGCAAGAACGTTTCGCTTTCAATCGCGGTCAAAACGGACGATGGCAAGATATTCCTGGAGGCGATCGGATGCAAGCCGGTTACTTCGGGCCTTGCGTGGATTATTGATTTCCTCGACAAGGCCGATGTAAAGAAAGCTGCGTGTGATGGAAAAAACGGCACCGGGATGCTTGAGGACGCGCTGAAAAAGGCAAGGCTGAAAAAAGCAACCGTTCCAACCGTTGGCGAGTTCATCAAGGCAAACGCAATGTTTGAAATGGCCCTGTCGCAGGCATCTATCTGTCACATGAAACAATCTGCGGCAGAACAGGTTATTACGAACTGCGAAAAACGTGCCATCGGATCCGGAGGCGGTTTTGGCTATCAATCACAGCTTGAAGGTGCGGATATATCCATTCTGGACAGCATGATATTGGCCCATTGGCTATGCGTTGAAAATAAGGCGGTTAAAAAACAAAACATCAGGTACTAAGAGCATCGGGATCCGGTGCTTTTTTAGTGCAATAAATTACGGATACCACCCGGAAAGTGGGGAAAGGAAACAGAATGTCAGAATTCAAAATTATTGAGACTCAGGAACAATTTGATGCCGCAATTAGTGAACGCCTGAAAAGGGACCGCGAGGCTTACGCAAAGAAGTTTGAAGGATATAAATCCCCGGAAGAAATCGAAAAGCTGACGGAAAACCTTAATACGCAGATTAAAGCACTTGAAGATGCAGCGGCGGCAACACAGCAGACGCTTGCAGAAAAGGATGCGGAAATTGCAAAAGGCGCACAATACAGGACCGACCTGGAAAAAACGAGGATTGCGCTGGCAGCTGGTCTCAAGATCGATTACGCAGACCGCCTAAAAGGCGAAACGGCAGAAGAGTGGAAAGCAGATGCGGAAATGCTTGCAAAAGATTTTGCATCCGTGCATGTTGCGCCGCTTGGAAGCCCTGAACCATCTGGAACAGGCAAAAAAGCCACAAGCGCACAGTTCGCGGAGTGGTTTAAAGAAACAATGAATGTTTAAAAGGAGGCAAAAAAATGGCCGGAATTTCAACCAACAGAACTAATGTTACTCTTCCTACGGATATATCCGCGGAAATCATCCAGAAAACACAGGAGCAGTCCGCAGTTATGTCCCTCGCTCGTCAGGTCGCACTTCCTGGCAGAGGCCTTACAATCCCGGTAATCTCTGGTGATCCGGAAGCATCTTGGGTCGATGAAACTGATCCGAAACCGGTTTCGAATCCGTCTCTGAGCACAAAGATCATGCAGGCATATAAACTTGCTGTCATTGTTCCGTTCTCTGATGAATTTGCTCGTGATTTGGAATCTCTGTACAACGCATTGGTTTCTCGTCTTCCGGGCGCACTGGCACTTAAGTTTGACAGCACGGTATTCCACGGAACAGCTCCGGGTAACAATTTTGATACTTTTGCAGCAGCTACAGCACAGTCCATTAGCGGGACTGGAAACAGCATGTATGGTGCTCTGGTTGCTGCGGATGCTGACATTGCAGCGGCCGGTGGTATTCTGAACGGATTTGCTATGTCTCCGCAGGGCAAAGGCGAGCTCCTCGCTGCAACAGATACGACCGAGCGTCCGCTGTTTATCAACAGTGTCGCTGAAGGTGCTGTGCCGCAGATCCTCGGTGCTCCCGTAGCTTATTCGAAGGGCGCATACAAAGCTGGCAACGCTTCCAATCCTGATGTGATTGGGTTTGCTGGCGACTGGACACAGGCTCTTTATGGCACTGTTGAAGGTGTGAAAATTGATATGTCCAATCAGGCAACGCTGACAATCAGCAACAACGCTGTCAATCTGTGGGAGCGCAATATGTTCGCGGTTCGCGCAGAGATCGAGGTCGGATTCCGCGCCGACACAGCTTGCTTCAACAAGATCACAAGAACCCACGCTTGATGATTGAATTCATTAACCGACTGACCGGCGGGACAATGTGGGTCGCGGAAGAGCGGAAGGAGGAATACTTGGCGGCTGGGCATAAACTGGCCGCTGAGGCTCTTAAATCTGCAAAGACCACTAAAGCACCGGTCAAGAAAAAAGGGGCCGTGAAAAAATGAGCGCGTTCGCAACACTGTCTGACGTACTAGCGATTACTGGAAAGGACTATACTGCGCCTGAGCAGGATCGAATTTCCATCTTACTCGGGCTGGTATCTGATGCCTTACGGCAGGAAGCCGTAAAAGTGGGAAAAGATATTGATGAGATGGTCAGCGCAAGCGAATCCTATGCCAGCGTTGCGAAGCTCGTCACGGTCGATATAGTAGTGCGTGCCATGCGGCAGGCTGTTGATGGCGAGCCGATGTCGCAGGAGTCACAGAGCGCTCTCGGGTATTCGTGGTCCGGAACGTATGCCGTCCCTGGTGGCGGTATTGCCGGGGCTATTATGCGGAATGACCTGAAGCGTTTGGGACTCAGGCGGCAGCGGATAGGAGTCGTCAAGCTATGGGGAAGCTCAGAGGCGTAACAATCCAGTTATGGGATAAACAGAAAACCGGTACGGATGGATTCGGCAAGGCCATCTATGAGGATGTTGCTGTCAATATAGACAATGTTCTCATAGGCGAACCATCGACGGAAGATATTACCGATACGTTTAACCTTACCGGGAAACATCTTGCGTACACTCTGGCAATCCCCAAAGGCGACACGCATTACTGGACGAATCGGAAGGTATCGTTTTTTGGCGGCACTTTCCGGACGATAGGTGAACCAACACAGGGCATAGAGGCGATGATTCCACTTGAGTGGAACAAGAAGGTCAAGGTTGAGCGGTATGAGTAAATTGGTCGAGTTCAAACTGAACAGATCCGGCGTGCGGGAGCTCTTGAGGGGCGAAGCGATGCAGGGCGTACTAATGGAGTTCGCTCAGCATGTGGCTGACGCTGCGGGCGACGGTTATGACGCTTATGTCGGACCTAATCGTGCGAACGTATCTGTTCGGATCATGACTGACGCTGCATACCAGGACAATCTTGACAATAATACGATGGAAAAGGCATTGAGATCATGATTGAAGAAATTGTTTTGAATTATCTGTCAGCTGAATTAAGCGTGCCGGTATTGATGGAGTATCCGGAAGTGCCGTCGGAAGATTTCCCGACATTGCCGGAACAGTTCGTCGTTATCGAGCGCGTGGGTGGCGGGATACGGAATCATATTCAGTCTGCATCCTTAGCTTTCCGGTCGTATGGGCCTTCTCTGTATGCCGCTGCGGCGCTCGATCAGCTTGTTCGCGAAAAAATGAGCGACGCTCCGGATCTTCCGGATATAAGCGGTGTTCGCCTGTCATCAAATTATAACCATTCGGACTCCCGGACGCATCAGTATCGATATCAATGTGTCTGGGATATTTATTTTGTGTAAAGGAGTGTAAAAATGGCAAATACAGCGACGAATGTATCTGCTGGCAAGCCGAAAACAGGCGGGGCAATCTATAACGCACCGCTTGGGAGCACGCTTCCCACAGATGCGAGCACTGCGCTCGATGCGGCTTTTAAATGCCTTGGATATGTCTCTGAGGATGGTCTGGTAAACACAAACAGCCCGTCCAGCGAGCAGGTGAAAGCGTGGGGTGGTGATACTGTTCTGACCACGCAGACCGATAAAGAGGACACGTTCCAGTTTACGTTGCTTGAAGTCCTGAATGCCGATGTTTTAAAGGCAGTATATGGGAGCGGCAAGGTAACGGGAACGGTGGCAACTGGTCTGACTGTCCGGGCAAATTCCGAGGCCGTAGATGCGAGCGCTTGGGTCTTTGATATGATCATGACCAACAACACCATGAAACGGATTGTCGTTCCGAATGCCAAGATCAGCGAGCTGGGCGACATCGCATATCGTGATAACGAGGCGGTCGGTTATCAGGTTACGCTGCAGGCCATGCCGGGTGATGAGGACTTCGGGTATGACACCCACAAGGAGTACATCAAAGGCGCATAATCAACAAACAGGGAGGGTATCATGGTAAAGGGTAAGACCACAACGGGGTTTAAGTTCTCCGTGAACGCAAACAAGATCAAGGACGTGCGGTTCCTGATGGCCTATAAGAAAATGGTTAAGACAGGTGACGGTACGGACTTAGTTGAACTGATTCCGATGATTTTGGGAGATGAACAGACTGAGAAGCTGATCGCGCACTGCGAAAAAGATGGGGTCGCATCGATCGATGATGTCGGGACAGAGTTCGGAGAAATCTTCCAGGCTTTAAGTGCCGGAGAAGAAACAAAAAACTGATCGCCCTCGCCATGATGCTTTCCAAAAATGAGGATGCGCTGATCTGCGATATGGCAGAAACGTATCACATTTATGATATATGGGCACTGCCGGTGGAAACATTGGCGGTGCTCGCATCAGGGTTGAGGGATAACTCGCGAATCAAAATGTATCTAGCAGGGGTAAAGCACATCCCTGCTGAGTTTATATTACCGCACATTGCGGATAATCTTGCGCTGATCGGCTATGGTTTCACGAAAGACGCGAAATACAAGCGCAATATGCCGAAGATGTTCACAGATATCATGCGGCAGGAAGAAAAACCGAAAGATATTAAAACATTCGAGTCCGGTGCTGATTTTGATGCGGCCTGGGCTCGTCTTGCGAATGGTGAATAATAATGGCTGATTTAGGACAGGCATATGTACAAATAGTCCCGTCTGCAGAGGGAATATCCGGATCCATCACTGACATTATCGATCCGGAGGCCAAAAAAGCCGGAACGAGTGCCGGAACAAATCTGATGTCCACAATGGGCAATACGATGAAGAGTGTCGGTACTGGCATGACGAAGTATGTCACGGCTCCCATCGCGGCGGTAGGCGGTGCGTCTATTGCTGCATTTACGGATGTACATACCGGACTGGAAAACATCATAACTAAGACCGGAGCAAGTGGTGCTGCCCTTGAAAACATGGAAAGCATCATGAACGGCATTGCCAAAAGTGTTCCGGCGGATTTTGCCGATATTGGTAATGCGATTGGCGAAGTTAATACAAGGTTCGGATCTACGGGCGACGAACTGGAAGACCTGAGTACGAAGTTTATAAAGTTTGCCGACCTGAATAATGTCGATGTCTCTAATGCCATCGATGTTGTGCAGGCATCCATGGCGGCCTTCGGGCTTGGTGTGCAGGATACCGGCGCATATCTGGATACGTTGAATGCTGTCGGACAATCGACCGGCGTGTCTGTTGATCAGTTGGCATCGGATCTGATGGTAAACGCTGCATCGCTGAAAGAGATGGGCTATAGCGCGTCTGATGCTGCGAATTTCATCGGTAATCTAAATAAAAACGGTATTGATTCCAGTTCTGTTATGTCCGGGCTGAAGCGGGCGTTTGCGAATGCTACTGCTGACGGAAAAACGATGTCAGAGGCCATGTCTGAGCTTCAGACGGCTATGCAGAATGCAGGAACGGACACCGAAGCATACGAAATGGCCCTGGAGTTATTCGGCAACAGAGCAGGCCCTGCGATCGCTGAGGCGGTACGATCGGGCCGGTTGTCGTTTGATGAGCTCGGGACATCGCTGACCGATAATCTTGGAAATATTGATTCAACGTTTGAGACTACACTGACACCTCTTGACGAATTCAAAACCACGCTGAATTCCTTGAAGGAAACAGGCGCAAAAGTCGGCAACCGTTTGCTGACATCATTAACACCTGTTATAGAAAAGGTCGCTGATGTTATAGACAGGGTTACGGCTGCATGGGATTCGTTAAGCCCCGAAACGCAGGATATGATCATCAAAGCTGCGATGATTGCGGCTGCCATTGGGCCGGTTTTGATGGTAATAGGCAGTATTATATCTGCATTGTCCGGGTTATCGGCTGCCATGACGTTGCTGACTGGGCCGGTTGGCATTGTTATTGCGATCATTGGTGCGTGCATCGCTGTCGGCGTGCTTCTATACCAGAATTGGGACGAGATCTGTGCATGGGCGGCGCAGCTGCGTGATAAAGTCGTTGAAGCTTGGGAAACCGTCAAAGAAAAGGTTGTCGGGTTCATTACAGACATCAAGACCAAAGCCACGGAAATCTGGGAAGGAATCAAGACGACCGTGACTACCAAGGTCGAGAGCATCAAATCGTCTGTTTCCAGTAAATTTGAATCCATCAAGAGCACGATATCGACAGCCTGGGAAAACGTAAAGAGCGGAACGAGCACTGCCTGGGGAATGATCACGAGCACGATCCAGGCGAACGGCGGCGGCATTCAGGGGATTATTGGAACAGTATCCAGCGGCATCCAGACTATGTGGAGCGGTGCGCTGTCATTCCTGGACTCAATCACCGGCGGAAAGCTGTCATCCATATATCAGTGGTTTGTGGATAAATTCAATGCTGTTCAGAATTTCCTGTCCCCGATTATCAACTGGTTGAAGGGGTTATTTAATTTCAGCTGGTCCCTGCCGCATATCGCGCTGCCACATTTCAGTATTACGGGAAGCTTTTCGCTTATGCCGCCAAGTGTTCCGCACTTCAGCATATCGTGGTACAAGATGGGCGCTATTTTTGACGACCCGACCGTGATCGGTGTTGGTGAAGCTGGTCCGGAGGCAGTGCTGCCGTTATCCGGTCGTCAAATGCGACCGTTTGCCCAGGCTGTGGCAGAGGAGATGGGCTATGCGGATGATCATAGGTTGCTGGAACAGCTTCTGGAATTCCTGCAGCAATATCTCCCGCAAATGGCCAATATGCAGATGGTCACGGACACCGGCGCTCTGGTTGGACAGCTTGCACCGGCGATGGATGCGCGGATGGGCATAATGGCTGCGCGTAGAGAGAGGAACGGCTAATGCAGTTATATGGAGCACAATTCGGAAATAAACACACCCTGAGAGATTGGGGGATGTATATTGTGAACCGGCAGGATATTAAGCCGCCGGAACCGAAAAAGATCATGATAGACATCCCCGGCGGTAATGGGTCTCTGGATCTGACAGAGGCCCTGATCGGGGAAGTCGTATATGAGAACCGTGAGATCGAGTGCGAATTCTATGTGATCGGCGGCGAAACGCTCTGGAGCGGTCTCTATTCGGAGATACTGGCCTATGTTCACGGCAAGCGCATGAAGATCGTGTTTGATGATGACTCATCATATTACTACATGGGTCGTGTCAGCGTAGATCAGTGGAAATCTAGCCGTCAGCATTCGGTGATCACTATCAATATTGACGCGGATCCATTTAAGTATGAGCTCAACCCATATGGTGAAGACTGGCTCTGGGATCCATTCGATTTTGTATATGGTGAAATCTATGATTCAACCGTAGCAATCTCCGGGACAACGGTAGTTCCGCTGACAATCAAGCAAATGCCGGTTATTCCAACGTTTTTGCCAAATGCCGCTATGACGGTGATGCATCAGGGCAGTACATATAATCTTCCGGCAAATAAGGAAACGAAGGTCTATGACATCCGTCTGACGGAAGGCGTGCAGAACCTTACATTCGTCGGAAATGGCTCTGTAAAGATTTCATTCACAAATGGGGTGCTATAATGATCTATACAGCAACCTGTGATGGTAATTTCATATACAACCTCAAACGAGGCTATACTCTGATCGATCCCGTTTTGGACCTTGCGGATAACTCTGCAGGGTCCTTTGAATTTACGATGGCTCCGGATCATCCGATGTATGATAAGGTCAATACACTCACATCTGAAGTGATCGTATATCGTGACGGCGTAGAGATATGGTCCGGCAGGCCAATCGAGGAGAACATCGACTTCTACAAGCGCAAGAACGTATATTGTGAGGGCGAACTGGCCTATCTGAACGATTCCATTCAGTCTCCGGCAGAATATCATGACAAATCGGTCCGGCAGTGGCTGACAACTCTGATCAACAATCACAATGCGCAGGTGGCCGCCAACAAGCAGTTTGCAATCGGATCCGTTACCGTGGAAGACAATCTGTACCGGTATACAAACTATGAGTCCACGATGTACTGCATCGAGGACAAACTGATCAACCGGCTCGGTGGGCATCTCCGGATCCGAAAGGTAAACGGCAAGAGGTATCTGGATTATCTGAAAGACTACCCGAAGCGATCCACGCAGGTCATTAAGTTCGGGCGGAACTTGCTCGATTATTCCACCAACTTCACAATGGCAGATATTGCAACAGCGATCATACCGCTCGGGGCGCGGTTGGACAACAGCCCGATCGATGCCCTTGAAGCATATCTGGATGTCAAGAAAGTCAATAACAACAGCGTCTACGTCCGGAACGAGACCGCAATCCGGAACTTTGGCTGGATCTGCCAGGTAGTGCATTGGGATGATGTGACAACAGCAGCGGCACTACTGACAAAAGCACGACAATACCTGTCTGCGATCCAGTACGACAAGATGACGCTTGAAATCAGGCCGGTGGATTTCAACCTGGTCGATTCGAACGAACCGGCACTGGAGCTGCTTGATGAGGTCAGGGTGGTAAGTAAGCCGCACGGCCTTGATAAGTGGTTCCCGATCACTGAACAGAAAATACCACTCGGAGATCCGGAAAACGAAGTCTGCACGATGGGGGTCGTGACACAACATTCGTTCACCACGAAAACAGCGTCATCCGTCCAAGCGATTAAAGAAGCCATTGAGAAAATAA